ATTTTGGCTACTACGGTTTCGAGGGCGATGAGCGCTCGTTCTGATGATTTCTAGGGGAAATATTCATGGAAAGCATTTATCTTTCGGGGGCTGTTCAGACTGAGCCCGATATTCCTGATGACGCGGTTCCCGGTCATCCTACGGACGGTTCAAGCGGTGGCGGCATTACTGCCACCATTCCGGGTGCTCAATGGTATGACGCAGTGGCGATGGAGCTGATTAACGCGATTAAAGGCGGTGGCGTGGAACCAGACCGCCACGATCACTCTCAGCTAAACGCCAGCATCGATGCTCGCATTCAAAATGTAAAGCAGGCGCTTCAGAATTCTGTCGCGGCTATTCAGGCAAAGGTTCAGCAGATTGAGATTGTGCCGCCTGGCGCAATCATGTATTTCTCGAATACCACCCCGCCGAATGGGAACTGGCTTGTATGCAATGGTCAGGCAGTGAGCCGACAGGGCTACGCCAACCTTTTCAACGCGATTGGGACGAGATTCGGTATCGGCAATGGCTCTACAACTTTCAATGTCCCTTATTTGATAGATCGTACAGTTTGGGGTGGGACTTCAAACGTTGGCGCTTATCTTCAGCCTGGGCTCCCGAACATCACCGGCAGTTGGCGAGCGGCATATGAGAATCGTGATATAGGGACTGCCACTTCGACATCCGGGGCCGTGTCTGCTACTTTCGATAGCGGCTGGGGGTCACAGGAAATCTCCAGCGTCGGGTCTGGCGGGTCTATCGGTAGGTTTTTTGACGCCAGCCGCAGTAACCCGATTTATGGGCGATCCGGAACGGTACAGCCTCCGGCTCTCGTGATGCTCCCTTGTATTCATATCTAGCAGGATGGTTTACAGATGAAACGTGTTTATTACGCCAGCGCCAGCGATACCCCACCTTCTCCGCCGAAAGTCCCGATCACTGATAAGTATCCTCAGGACGGCAATAAATCGACCAAGACGATGCCAACAGTGATCGGCGCGTTCTGGTATCACATGATCACGGAAGAGTTTATGGCCGTGATCGAACAGGCTGGGCTCGAACCCAGTCTGACCAATTTGCATCAGTTGGCAGATGTGTTCGCCGATTTCAGAACCCGCGCTTCCGCCGCAGAAGGATTCGCCAATCAGGCAAAATCTTCTGCTGAATCTGCCGCGGCAAGTGCTACCGGTGTGGCCACCGAAACCGCTGAAAAGATCAAGGAAATTGATAACGAAGGCGATAAGCAGGTAGCGGCCATTCAGTCTGCCGGGTCGACAGTTTCAAGCGATGTAGCTGCAGGGAAGGCTTCTCTTCAGACAAAACTTGAAGAACTCATTGCTCAGCTGGAGTCGGTTGGCGGGACGGAAGCCGCGTCTGTAAAGCAGCAGGCACAGGACATCCTGGATGCGATTTCTCTTTCTGAATCGCATGCCAAAACTTCGGAAACGAACGCCAAGGCATCTGCGGATTATGCCGCTCAATCGCTTTCTGCTTCTCAGGCAATTCAGGAAGACGTAACCACAAAGCAGTCTGCGGTCAACGCTACAAAAGCGTCAATCGACAGCACAGCGGCACAGGTGGCAAGCGACGCGGATGATGCTGCGTCCAGCCAGTCTGCGGCCGCCACATCTGCCAAAAATGCAGCGACTTCTGAGTCAAACGCCAAAGCAAGCGCATCTGTGGCATCGAATTCTGCATCCGCAGCGAAAGCGTCCCAGACTGCCGCGGCCACAAGCGAATCGAACGCCAAGGCGAGCGCTACAGCGGCAAGTGCTTCTGCGTCTTCTGCCGCTGGATACAAGTCTGCAATGGAATCTTCAATCTCCCAAGCGGAGACGAATATTACCAATGCAAAAAATAATGCAACAGACGCAATTGCATCAGCAAGAGATGCGGCAATTTCTTCGGTTCAGGAATCCGTAGCCCCCGAGGTTAAGAAAGCGACTGATGCGGCAACGTCTGCGTCTGGATCCGCGTCTTCAGCGGCTTCAAGCGCTAGTGCTGCGTCTGCCTCTCAGACTGCCGCCAAATCGTCCGAAACCGCTTCCGCGGCTTCTGCATCTGCGGCGAAGTCATCTCAGACGGCGGCCGCTTCCTCTGCTTCCTCGGCGTCAGGTTCTGCCACTAATGCGGCAAACAGCGCAAAGGCCGCGGCCAGTTCTGAAACAGCTGCGAAAGCGTCCCAGACTGCCGCGGCTTCGAGTGAATCGAATGCGGCGGCATCAGCGGTCGCTGCGTCTGATTCTGCGGACGCGGCACAGTCTTCTTCAGCTTCGGCGGCGTCATCCAAAAACGCGGCAAGCGCTTCTGCGGCTACTGCTACCAGTCAGGCATCGGCGGCTAAGGATTCCGCTACGGCGGCAAGTTCATCTGCTTCATCCGCTTCTGCCTCGGCCAAGGCGGCAAGTGATTCCGCGTCTGCAGCTTCTTCCTCGGCGTCCAGTGCGGCAACGAGTGAAAAGAACGCTTCTGCGAGTGCTTCTGCCGCGGCGGCGTCTCAGTCTGCGGTCTCGGCAGACAAGACTCAGATCGAGTCAGATATCGCCTCTGCGACGACCACAATTTCTGAGGGGAAGCAAGCCATAACTGATCTTCAGGCGACGGCCGTAGCGGCGATTCAAACACAAAAAAATGAAGCGGTAGCGGCTGTGACAGCCACCCAATCCACAGCAACCGAGAGCGTAACGGCCGCGCAGGCTTCTTCTGTGTCGGCTGTGAAAGCTCAGGAAGCGGCGAGCATCCAGGCGATTGAGGCGGATTCTGTTCTTGCTGGTTACGCGAAAAAGGATGAGTTGAGCTCTCTGATCGCGGCGGCTGTCGCCGAGGCAAAGCTTGCGGCATATCCAGTAGGCTCTATTTATTGCTCCATTGATTCGACCGACCCAGGGGCACTCTTTGGTGGAACTTGGGCGGCAATTGGGGCTGGTCGTGCTTTAGTGGCAGCAGGCGGTGGCTTCGCTGTGGGGAGTGAGGGGGGGGCAGATACCCACACACTGACGGTAGAAGAGATGCCGTCTCATGCACATACTGCGTGGACGGGGGAGGCGGGATGGCATGGGCACGCCGCAAGAACGGACACAGCCAACCTCAAGGGCGATTTCAACCCGGGCGGTATTGGCAGCACAGTCAGCGGCGTCTTCAGCCTTGGAGCGGGAGGCCAATGGGGAAGCGGTAGCCGGAAGGCCGGTGCCTCCTCCATCGTGAATATTAATGCCAGCCATATGCATAACGTCGGAGTCGACGGCGCAGGGAACCACACGCACACGGTGGGAGTTGGGGAAACAGGGGGTGGGCAGGCGTTTAGCGTCCGCAACCCCTACATTGCGGTAAATATGTGGCGGCGTACGGCATAGGGCCACAAATATCAATCTTTACATTTCAATAGGAGCAAACCATGACCGTTTACAACCGGTATACCGTTCAAATTCTCATGAACTGTGATTCTGCGGACTCCGCCGAAACTCAGCGTAAACTCCGCGAGGCGCTTGCCTCTGTGCCGAAGACTCGTGTCCGAACAATATCTTTTGATGTTTGGATGGACGCCAATAAGGGAATTGAGAAGACATACGACGAGTCCGGGGACGAAATCACGGATTCTGCTGCTGAAGGCTGAGCAATGTCTTTGATGGGGGCACAGGTGGATCTGATTCCTGATTTTTCATCCCGCGTTTTTCTGGCAATTGGCGGGATTTTGGG